TCAGCGCAGCGTGATGAGGTGTTGATACCAGAGGTAGCCTGGGATCTTGGTTCAGTGAAGCTGGAAAGCCGCGGGCAACCGGTATCTGTTTGGTTTGCTCGAAGGCTTTTTGACTCGGAGCATTTGAAAAGCCTTGAGGCATTAGCATTGAGGCGCCCGGCAGTCGGTATGCGTGTTATCATCACGTCAACCACAGATGCTTTGGATGTGGATTTACCGGGCCATATGATCGTGGCCTTACGGGACGTAGGCGAAGCTGCGGCGAGCATCAGCGTTGATCCTATCATTCTCGCCAAGCGCATGAAAATGGTACCAGCGTCCCAGCTAAAGCCGATTGGCCATTCAGCGGACTATGGGCAAATCCGCATCGGGCATCAGACCTTCATTTTCCGAGGTGATTTGCACCGCCAAATTCTGAAAATCCTAGTGGATGCATATAATCGGAACGATGCGGTGTGTCGGACCTCCCAGGTGCTGGAAGATGCTGGAGCGCGTGGCAAGACCAACTCCCTGGCTAGAGCCTTCAGCAAAAATGCGGATTGGCACAAATTCATAAAAGAAAAGGCCGGAAACTGCTGGATTGAGTTCTGATCCACGCTCTTCCCCTATCCGAAAGCCGCCCTTGAGGCGGCTTTTTCATTTTTGACGCTCTCCTTCCGTTTCTCCTTCCTTCCTCCTTCCCTGCTCCTTCCACCTGGTCAGGCAAGGTTCCCTCACGGTTGCTCGGCAGCCGAAGGAGGTCCGAATGACTACGCGGCATTTGAATCAGAATGATCTGGCGCTTCGCTGGAATGTAAGCCCCCGCACACTCGAGCGTTGGCGGTGGCTGGGTCAGGGCCCCCTGTTCCTGAAACTGGGCGGCCGCGTGGCCTACCGGCTTGAAGATATTCACGCATTCGAGGAAGCAAAAGTCCGTGAGGCAACCGGCGCTACCGCTCCATCAGATGGTGCGCACCATGGGTAAAGCCTCTCGCGACAAGGGCCTCCGGCGTGAGCGCGCGCTGGTGGAGATCCACAAGCAAAGCGGCATCGCCGCCGAGCGTGTCCCGCTATCCGGTGCAACGCACTATCGCGGCAATGGCGCCGACATCGACATTTATGCGCGCGGCGCGGCCGAACCGCCGCTGATCGCCGAAGTCAAAGCCCGCGGTGACGGCGAAGGTTTCAAGACTCTGGAACGCTGGCTCGGCACGCATGACGCGCTGTTTCTATGGCGCGACCGTGCCGCACCGCTGGTGGTCGTGCCCCTGCATGTCTGGCTGGAATTGATTGGTCGCGGCCTGCCCGCACCGCAGGTGAAGTCATGACGCGGCGTTCCATGCGTCGGCTCCGTCGCCTCGGCCACTTGCTGCGCAACCTCTCCATCGGCGCTGCCTTTGTCGGCGGTTTCATCGCGCTCTGCTGGATCGCGGAACTGCTGGTGCTGCCATGACGCCTATCCCCTTGAAAATGACGACGCCCGTCCGGCCGTCGCCATGCAAGCCAGAGCCGGACATCACCCATTCCAACGAGACACACATGAGCAATCGCAACCAACTGGCGCAGTTGCGCACCCTGGCTACGGGTCGCCCCGCATACGCCCTCAAAGCGAAGGAGGCAGCGTGATGAACCATCAGCTTCGCATTGAGGTGATCATCCCCCTTGAAGGAGATGCGATCGCCCGCGCCAAGGAAGTCGCCGCCTTTGAGCCCACCATCGAGACATTTGCCGAGGCGGTGGTCCGTGCCGGCGGCGATCTCAAGATCGACGTCGTCAAGGCCAAGGCGCGCACCGCAAAGAAGGAGACCGCGTAATGGCAATCTCCCTTGCATCCCTCCGTCGTGGTGGGGACACGCGTCCGCCACGGTTTTTGATCTATGGCGTTGCCGGTGTTGGCAAAACCAAGCTTGCCGCTGATGCGCCGAACCCGATCTTTCTGCAAACCGAGGACGGCCTCGGGCGGATTGATGCCGCGACCTTTGGGCTGCTGCGCAACTTTGACGCTGTCATGGAAGCTTTGGGCAGCCTCTATTCCGAGGCGCATGAATTCCAGACGCTCGTGGTTGATAGCCTTGATTGGCTGGAACCACTGATCTGGCAGCACACGGCGCAGCAGCACAATCAACGCGACATCGAAGCCTTCGGCTATGGCAAGGGCTATCAGGCCGCGTTGGATACCTGGCGGACCTTCCTGGATGCGGTGAATACACTCCGCGATGAATGCGGCATGGGCGTTCTGCTGATCGCCCATGCGGAAATCCGGCGCTTTGATAGTCCGGAAACTGAGCCCTACGACCGCTATCAGCCGAAACTGCATCGCAGCGCATCGGCGCTGGTGCAGGAACATGTCGATGGCGTGCTGTTCGCGAATTATCGCGTCAGCACGCTGAAGTCGGACGTCGGCTTTAACAAGAAAATCGTGCGCGGTGTGGGTGGCGGTGATCGCCTGCTGCACACAATCGAACGCCCTGCTTTCCTGGCCAAGAACCGCTTTGGCCTTGAAGAAACCATGCCGCTCGCCTGGGCCGATCTGGCCGCCGGCATTCCCTTCTACGCGGCAGCGCCCAACGCCCCCGTCATCCCCACCCAAGACACAGGGAACTGATCCCATGGCATCCCTCAATGGTACTTTTGATGCGACGGAAGTCGCCCCCGCCGTCCCGCTCGAGGTGCTGCCGCCCGGCAAATACCTCGCGCAGTTGATCGAGAGTGAAATGGCACCGACCAAGGCGGGCGATGGGCAGCTGCTGAAGCTGGTCTTCGAGATCTTGGAAGGTCCCTCCGCGCGGCGGAAGATCTTCGATCAGCTGAACCTGGTGAACCGCAACGAGCAGACGGTCGAGATCGCGCAGCGCACCTTGTCAGCCATCTGCCACGCGGTGGGTCAGATGCATGTCGGCGATAGCGAGCAGCTGCATTTCAAACCGCTGTTCGTGACGCTGAAGGTCGAGCCTGCCGGTAAAGACAAATACGGCGTGCACCGCGAGGCGCGGAACAAGGTGTCTGGCTATTCCGCCGCCAAAGCAGGGAGCACCAGTGTTGCGCCGAGCCAAGCAGCGCCGCCGCCCCGCCCCGCGACAACGCCCGCGCCGGCCACCCGCCCGGGCACTGGCAGCACGCCCCCCTGGCGGCGCGCCTGAGCGCGGGGGCTGCCATGGTTTGCTTGCCAATCCCGCCAACGCCCACCGTATCGGCCATCTACACCGCCTATGAGGCGGCGGCCGATCACGGGTATCGGGAACACCTGGGCGCGTCACTGATCGGCACCGAATGCGAGCGCGCCATCTGGTACGGTTTTCGCTGGACCACGCGCGCGAAGCATACGGGCCGGCTGTTGCGGCTGTTCGATACGGGCAATCTGGCGGAGGCACGCTTTGTCGCTGATCTCCGTCGCATTGGCGTCACGGTCTTGGATCTCGATCCGGCCACCGGGCGCCAATGGCAGCTACGCGATACGGGCGGCCATTTCGGCGGCAGCATGGATGCGGTGGCGATCGGCTTACCCGAAGCGCCCCGCACATGGCATGTCTGTGAATTCAAAACTCATAGCGAGAAGTCCTTCCTCGCGCTCAAGCGTGACGGCGTCGCCAAAGCCAAGCCGCAGCATTGGGCGCAGATGCAAAGCTACATGCATCTGGCGGGGTTGGAACGCGCCTTTTACCTCGCGGTCAACAAGAACACCGACGAGCTCTATCAGGAACGCCTTCATTACGACGCCGAGGCCGCATTGCGCATCATGGCCAAGGCTGAGCGCGTCATTGCCGCGAACCGACCGCCCGCGCGTATCAGTGACGATCCCGCATGGTGGCAATGCCGCTTTTGCGAGCATCACGTCACCTGTCACGAGGGCGCGATGCCCGAGCGGCATTGCCGTTCCTGCCTGCATGCCTCGCCCACCAATGACGGTGCCTGGCATTGCGCGCGGCACAACCATCAGCTTGGCCGGCGCGACCAGGAAGCCGGCTGCGTCGCACATCTCTTTATTCCCGACTTCATCGCCGGCGAGCAGGAGGATGCGGGTGAGGATTGGGTCAGCTATCGGCTGCAGGATGGCAGCATCTGGCGTGATGGCGTGCCGGAAGCACCAGCCGCGAAACTGATCGCGCACCGTCCCTGCCTGACCTGCAGCAGCACCACCTTTCGCGTGGGACCAGGCAAGGGCCCGCATATCGCTGAATTGATCTGCACAGGCTGTGAGCGCGGCGGGCGTTGGCTCAGCAAGGCCGACGCCGTGGCGATGGGAGTGGCAGCATGAACCGCGATCTCCTGGTGATCGTCACCATCAAAAACAATGCGCTGCTGACGGCGATGCGCGCTGCAGGATGTGAGACCGCAGCCGCACTCGCACGCGACAGCGGCGTCTCCTATACCCGTGTCAGCGACTACCTGAAACTCAAGATCGCACCGCTGCGCCAGGACGGAGAATGGCGCAGCTGCATCCTCGCCATCTCGAAGGCGCTATGCAGGCTGCCCGAGGATCTCTTCCCCGCGCCCTTCATACGACGGGCGCTGGATACCAACCGCGTTACGCGGGAGGTCGACGCAGAGGATCTACCGGCACTTGTTGGCAGATCGACCACCTCCATTGCCTACGATCCGGAACGGGCAGTCGCCGTGGATGCCGCCGTCGGTGCTCTTGACGCCGCGCTGGCCAGCCTGCGCCCGCGGGAGCAGCGCATCATGCAGATGTATTTCGGATTGAATGGCGACGCGCCACAAACATTCGAAGAAATCGGACTGTCGTTCAATATCAGCAAGAACCGGGTACGGCAGATCGTGCTGCGGGCCCAACTCATGCTTTCGGCGCCGAGGCTCGATCTACGCCGGCGCTGCGCGCCGCTCCTCGAGGACGGAATGGAAGGGGCGCAGCGTTGACCCTCTCCCTCCGCCCCTATCAGCGCGAAGCAATCGAGGCGCTCTACGAATATTTCTCAGCCAGCGCAGGCAACCCGCTGGTCGTGCTTCCAACCGGTACCGGTAAAAGCCTCTGCATCGCTGCCCTGACGCAGCGCGCAATCGGTATGTGGCCAGAGACGCGCATCCTCATGGTCACGCATCAGAGGGAGTTGATCCAACAAAACTTCATGGCGCTGCTGCGCGCCTGGCCCGATGCGCCAGCCGGCATCTATTCAGCCGGGCTGTCACGCCGGGATATTCACGCGCAGATCCTATTTGCCGGAATCCAATCGATCCACCGCCATGCGTACAAGGTGCAGCGTTGCGATCTAGTACTGATCGATGAAGCCCATCTGCTCGGGCGCAATGACAGCGGCATGTATCGTCGCTTTCTCACGCAACTAAAGGAGATCAACGCCGGCCTCACCAAGGTCGTCGGCTTCACCGCCACACCTTACCGGCTGGATAGCGGCCTGTTGCATGAGGGCGAGGATAGGCTGTTCACCGATATCGCCTATGAAGTGCCAGTGCTGGAGATGATCCAGCAAGGCTATCTCTGCCCGGTGGTCCCCAAGCAGACCACCACCCAGCTTGATGTCGGTGGTGTTGGCACGCGCGGCGGCGAATTCATCGCCAAGGACCTTGAGGCCGCTGTTGACCGGGATGAGGTAACGCGCGCCGCAGTGGCCGAAATTGTCGAGCATGGTGCTGACCGCGGATCCTGGCTGGTATTCTGCTCCGGCGTTGCCCATGCGCGGCATGTGCGGGACGCGATCCGCGAGCACGGCATCAGCGCCGAGACCGTCACGGGCGACACACCCGGCCCCGAGCGCGATGGCATCCTGACCGCATTCAAGGCCGGAAGGCTGCGCTGCGTCACCAACGCCAATGTGCTCACCACCGGCTTTGATGCGCCGGGCACAGACCTGATCGCGCTGCTGCGCCCGACAAAGAGCGTCGGCCTTTATGTCCAGATGGTCGGTCGCGGCACGCGCCTTGCCGAGGGCAAGGATGACTGCCTGGTGCTGGACTTCGCCGGCAACACCGCGCGGCACGGCCCGATCGACACAGTGGATGGCCGCAAAAAGGAAACCGCGGAGGACGGCAAGGCACCGATCAAAACCTGCCCAGAATGCAAAACCATCAACCATGCGAGCGCGCGGCACTGCATTGAGTGCGATTATGAATTCCCGCCGCCGGTGGTGAAGGTAGCGCCGAAGGCGGCGTCAGACGCGCTGCTGTCGACGCAGATCCAGGCGGCCTGGTGCAATGTCACGGATATTGCCTACGCACGCCACGAAAAGCCTGGAAAGCCGGCGTCTCTCCGCGTCACCTATGAATGCGGCCTTATCCAGCACAGCGAATGGGTGTGTTTCGAGCATACAGGATTTCCGCGCGACAAGGCGCTGTCCTGGTGGCGGCGTCGCGCGGGCAATCTACCGCCACCCATGACGGTGGATGAGGCGCTGGCCCAGCAGCATCATCTGCGCCGCCCCATCGCAATCCAAGTCCGGCCCACCGGGCAATACACCGAAATCACCGCCGTGAGGTTCATGTGAAATGCGCTGCCTGTCGCCTGCGCACCGCGCGCTGCTTTGGCTGGTTCGATCCGCGGCTGAAAACCGGGACGCCACGTTGGGCCTGTTCCATGCGCTGCATGCATGCGCTGCGACGGAGGTGGGGCGTGATTGATCCCGACGAACACGAAATCGCTGCCATCCAGGCCGCGAGCCCCATGGCGGGCGAGTATCTGGAAAGCATCGGTAAGACCGATCTTGCGGTGCTGAGCGATGCCGAATGGCTGACGCTGCTGGAGGT